AGAATAATCATATTTAGTAGTATCATACCACTCTCCTAATTTATTTGAACCATAACTTCCGGTTGTACCTCTTCTTCCTACAAAACTAGTTGTTCTTGAAGAATTTCTTGGATCGTTTCTAAATGTTTCTGTTCCAAAACCTTTAGTTTCAAAGTCAGGTTGAGGCTCAGCTGTTTGAGTTAGCATAGCTGTGCTAGATTGTTCTTGACTAATTGTATCAGGGCCATTATCATCAGGCAATCTCTTGATGTCAGGTGTTATTAAGTTTGGACCAAAAACATTAGGCTTGTCTTTAGCTAATGCAACAGATCTAAACTTGTCACCACCTTTCTCAAATCCAAATAGTTCTAAATTGGTAATTCCTTCATTAAAGTCTGGATTTTCGCCGGCGGGTATGCTAGATTGCGGTCTAATAGCTGATCTATTATATGCTCTAATCATTATTTGCTCAGGGTCTGGCGCTTCAGGAAATAATGATGAAGCAGTTGTATTAGCTGAGAATGCAAAATGATCTCCGGCTCTCTGGGCTAGTGTTTGAACACTTGCATTATTTGTAGCTGTTCCTTGTAGTGGTCTTGCCATTTTAAAGTCTCCTTTTGTTTATATTATTATATATTCTTAAGAAGTCTTTTCTTAAGCTCTCTTTTTGCTTCTTGTACTCTTTTAAGCTCAGCAACAAGCTTTGCTTCTTTTAATTTGCACATCTGATAGTAATTCATACATTTACTTAGAGTTTCTGCATAACCTGTTGCGTCTACTTCACGTGTTTTCTTTGCAGCGTCAGAAGGATGCTTAAGTTTAAGCTCCAAAGTCTCATTTAACTTAGCTCTTTCTTCGCGAACTAATCTACGAATAACTTCTGGTGTTAATTTTTTCTTATTAGACATTTTTAGATCTCCATCGATTTTTGTTTAATACAAATCTAATTATATCTAAATTAGTAATTTTTTAATTTTTATTGTCAGCAAATGCTAAATGTGCCCAATTTGACGAAGAATTCCCGAACAACTCCATAGGATCATTACTCTCTACAATCCTACTGTAGGAGTCTGTAGGTTTAGCTGTAAACTTACTAGGAGAATCTGCACCATTCTGTTCCTGCAATGTTGTTTTTGCAGTATCAGCTAACAATTCTGCCATAACAGGATCGCTAGTTGCCTTTGAAATAGCTCTTTGCGTATTTTGCTCAAAACTCTCGTTTGTTACTTTTTTTCTAGAAGGTCTTACTTTTTCTTCTTGAATTCTAGGCATAAGTCTAGGCTTTGTCTCTTCAAAGCTTTCATTAAGCTCTTCAACATCACCACCTGTAATACCTTCTGCAAGAATCTCAACAAGACATTCTTTAACAATACTTTTAAGCATACTTCTACTTACTTTTGCCATATTATTCTACACCTGTAAATCCATTAGCTGAAGTTTGGTCAGGAAAGTCTTCTGCCATAACGTTAGTTAATCCTGCAATAACATATACTTCTTGACCATTAGTACCTGAAAGATATAACTCTTTGCATTTTATTTCTAAACGAGGCGTTTCTACAGACTTTGTAGTAAATGTATCGTTTACTCTTTGAGCATTAGTATCAGTTAACTCTAAATCACCTTGTAAAAGATAAAAGTTATCATTAGCAACACCTGTTCCATTAAAACCTAGCTTAACAAGATTATTTCCTGCAGGGTTTTTAACTATTACCCATCTAGTTACATGATCAAAAGAAACTGTAGTAACATTGTTTAAAGTTATTTTTTTTACATAAGGAACACCACTCATCTGGTATTCAGGTACAAAATTATGCGAAGGTCTAGGAATTCTTCTTTCATGCTCAGTATAATCTGCTTCGTTTTGATTAAATGCCATTATTTCCACTCCAATATATCATTAAATATTCTATCTATTCTATCTGTTTTGTTAAAAACATTATTTATAAACTGTGAAGATACAACTTTTCCTTCTTTCATCATAAATGCTCCAGGAGTAGAAGGCTCAGATACGAAGTCCCAACAAATTAACTGAAAGTCATCTTGCACAATTTGCATATCACCTTGAGATTTAGTACTTCCTACACCTCTTGATGAAATTCCTAAAGTAACACCACTCTCAACCAATGACTGTAAAATCTTTCCACTTGGAGTATTAAGAATTTCAACAGTTCCATAAACTATATTACCTTCCATATAAGCTTCTTTAATCATATGTGATGCATTTTTAAGTTCAACAACAGAAGAGTCAGGGTGATCTAATTCACCTAACGCTCTATTTTCTTTTATAAACTTTTGGTAGTTTCTTATTTCTCTTTCAAGTATTACTTGTGGATAAACTCTACCATTTTGATTTAAAGTTTCTGATTTTTGCAGAATACCTTTCATAATTAATGGAGCTCCGGGTTCTCTTTGCTCTTTAATTATTTTTGGATCATATTCAAAATTAATCCATTCAGTTATAAGACGCTGTGCACCCATTATTTATCTCCTAATATTTCGTTCTTAAGTTTTATAATAGTTAAAAATTTCTCAATATTTTGTTTAGAAATATCTTCATAACTTAAACTATTTATTTTATTAAGTACTGTATTCTTTTTTTCTAATAAAATATTATTATCACATTGCTTAAAATATTGATTTATTTTATTTAAACATTCAACTTTTGTTTCTGAAAGTGTGTTAGTTAACTCTTCATCACTATCAGATATAAAAAGTCTTATTATATTTTTTTGATCATTATCTAATAAAGGATCATATTTTTTAGAAAACATTTCTCTCATTAAATTATAAGTTAACGAATCAACGCTTTGTATTTTTTTATTTTCAGTTAGTACTTCTTTTTTTGTTAAATTTTCATGAAGTTTAATTTCATATTCTGTTACTAAATCAAAATTATTACTATTCTTTCTCCACTCATTAAGCAAAGTTTGAATTGTTGCATAAATTCTATAGTTTGATACTTTTTGTTCAAAAATTTTACCTTTGCCAAAAGAATAGTTTAAATCTTTTATAAGAAAAGACTTTTCTTTTTCTAAAATTTCATTATTAAACATGTTATTACATGCAATTTTTGCTTCTCTAATAATATCAGATGCTAATTGATCTGATATGTTGTTTGTCGTTGCTAGAGCTTTAAATAACTTATACTCTTTATATAACTGAGAATTTTCTTTAAAATGTTTTTTGATTATTTTTAAAGATTTTTCTGCTACATCATTATTTTCTTCCAAAATATTCAAACATGCAAAGTTAATAATTTGGTCGTAAATAATACCTATGTTTCTTTTTTTATTATGAGACCTATTCATATTAGTTATCTTCCTCAAATAGTTTATCATCTATAACTATGTCGTAATCTTTGTCATTATTCTCTAAAAGTACTTTATTTTTACTTGTACCTATATTTAGAGTTTTAGACATATTATCTAAATCTTTAGACAATCTAAAAGATATTTGCTTGTCAATATAGCTATTAACAACCTTACTCTTAGGCATTATTCCATCCATTAAGTTTAAATCAGCAGCTTTTATAGGAACTCCAGGAGCTTCTAAACTGCCAAATCCTGAAACTTCTCCTGTAGCTTTAATTGGAGCATTGCCATCTCCGTATACGTCATTTACATTTTTATTATAAGATCCTCTTTTATTACTAGATTCTTTTTGATCAGATTCATCATCTTCATCTAAAAGCTCGTCATATCTTTCTAATTCTTCTTCCGTCATTATTTTACCATTTTTCATATCACTAGCAAATAAATCATCTAGTCCACCACTATCACCGCCTTCGTCTCCGCCTCCTCCTTCGTCGCCTCCTCCAAACATATCTCCACCTCCACCTTCGTCTCCGCCTCCTCCTTCGTCTTCTGGACCGCCTTCGTCACCAAAAGAGAAGTTGTCACTTTGAGGAGGTTGGATTGCTTCAATTTCTAATTCTCTAAGCTTATCTTTTTCTCTTCCCTTTTCTATTCTAGATATTTCGTCATCATTAAGATCTAATATATGCTTTCTTATCCACTCTTTATCAACCATACCCTCTGGCGCTTGACCTGATATTTCAAACTTTGTTCTGATTAACTCTAGTTTTTGCTGTTGAGCTATGCTTGATGGATTGCTTAAGCTTAATTGAAAATCAAGCAGATTTTCTTCTGTGTATCCGTATGTATACAAATGAATCATTGCTAATTTGTTTAGCTCTGAAATTATTGTTTTTTGTATTCTTTGTATTGTTCTACTAAATCTTATGTCTTCTTGCGCTAAAGTTGCTTTAGCACCAATATCTTCATCATACCCTAAATAAGCTTTAGGTATTTTCAAAGCAGCAAAAAGTTTCTTTTGTATATATTCAACATCTTCTATTGCTGTAGTATTTGATCCACCTGCTAAAGTATCAATTCTTGTACCAGTATCTCCACCTCTTACAGGTAAGAAATAGTCTTCGTCTACTGATAATGGGTTATATCTTAAATCAACTTGTCCAGTATTTTTGTCTACAACAGCATTTCTTTTCAATGAAGTTTGCGCTTGTTCTAGATAATCTTGAATATTTTCTGGAGGAATATTTCCTACATCAATATAAAAAACCCTTCTTTCAGGTGATCTAATTACTCTATAAACAAGCATTGCGTCTTCTATAAGGATTAATTGTCTCCAAACTCTTCTAGCACCTTCTAAAACAGAAGATCCGTAAGGTAGGAAAGCATCATTTCCTAGTAGTCTAAAATGAGTAACTTGCCAATTCTCTAGAACTCTATTTCCTTGTGTAACCCATCTAAATCTAACTGCGCCAGGATCTTCTGGATCAAAACCTTCTTCTCTTTCAATCTCTGAAATAGGTATTGGGAAAATATTGATTACACCATATTCAGGATGAATATCATTAAACAAAAAGAAATCTCCATACTTACATAGATTTCTTACCCACATAACTAAATTAAAATCAATATTTAAAGTATCATAAAATAATTCAGAAAGAATTTTTTTAATCATTCTATTTTCTGAGTGTATATGAAGTATTGATCCTGATGCATCAGGTGATACACACTCTTCTGAGTATATATCAAGAGCTGATGAAATTTCAGGTGTTGCTTCCATCTCTGAGAAATCTGAGTATCTTGCCATTCTATCATAAGAACCATAAGCACTCAACGTTGAGTTGTAAACGTCACTATGAGCTTTTTTAAAAACTTCAAGAGATGATCTAGAAGCAGAATTGCCTCTAAACTTTTTTATTTTTCTTCTTACTACGGGTCCTGATCTGAACAACGTTGTTAATTTTTTAAAAAGATTTTCGTTTTTTGCCATTATTTACTTCCTATTAACCAACTCAAATCACCTAACGGGTTTTTCTTAGTAGGTTCTTTATTTGTACCAAATGAACTTTCTGGTAATATTACAGGAATCATCGGATTTACTGTATTTTGTGAATTCATATAAAAAGGTGACATGACTGTTTTATTTATATCTGTATTGTTCATAGCCATTCCTTTTAAAATTGCATCAGCTTGTTCCATCTGTGTTACATTATAATTACTAGAATTACTATCTGCAAGCCAAGAACCTATTGCCAAAGACATTACTAAATCATCATTATATCCTTTCATTGCTCCAACTTTTTTTCCATTCCATACAAAAGTTTTTAACTCAGAATACAATCTTCTAGAAGTAGTTTTCAGTCTTCCATTTCTTAACATTTCTTCAAAATTAGCTAATATTTTTTCTCTTGACTCTTTGTTTGTATTAAATCCAGCTTTTCCTATATTGTTTCCTTCTCCGTATAGAAACTTATATTTTTCTTTTTCTGTAGCAAAATATATATTTTTATACCCTAACTCACCAAGCTTAACTAAAACAGTATAACCATAAGCATTGTTTTCTGGACATACTATTGCCTTATTATATCTTTTTGCAACATCATATATTAAGCTTGCAAAATGGTCAGGAGGTAATTTGCCTTTATATTCAACATCTACACTCATATCTTTTGTATTTATAATATGTAAAGTTGAATAATCACCACTATCTCCTCTAGAAACATCAGCTGATAATACATAGTTTACACCTTCAATCGGATATTTCCAATACCAAACATTACCTTCTGGTCCACTCTTTTCGATAGGATTATTAGTTAATATTCGAAGTTTTTCTAAAACATCATTAGATAGAAAAGTGTCACCTGAAGATGCGAAATCACATAAAAGTTCTTGAGCAACCTGTTTTTGAGACATATTCTTAGTTTCTTTTTCAAACCACTCGTCTCCACGTTCAGGATGCACATCCCACATTAATTTAACAGGATTAAATTTATTTTCTTTTCGTTCTGCTTTAGTATATATTTCATGATATTGACCTCCAACACCATTGGGAGTTGATAATAATATCGCTCTACCACCTGTAGATAATGTTGGATAAAGTCCCATCCATAATTCATCAAAATTTCTTACAAAAGCTGCCTCATCAACAATCAACAAAGACAAAGCTTCAGATCTACCTGCATCTTCTGATGTGGGTACGGCTTTTATCTGAGAGCCATTGGAAAATTCAACTTGTTGTTTATTATTTGCTACAATTGTTGGCACTAAAAGCCAATTTGGCATACTTTTAATATATGTCTTGACTTTTCTAATAAAGTTTTGTGCAACAGCTAGTTTCGTAGCAATTATTAAAATATTTTTTTCTTTATAAAATATAGCTTGCCAAACTGCATAAGCAGCAACTAAAGTAGAAAGACCTAACTGTCTAGACTTAAGAATTATATTAAATCTATTATTGTTAAAATGATCAACACAATCATCTTGAAAATCATAAGTTTTAAACGGAATTAATCCTCTAAGCGGATGCTGAATAAACAAATATTTGTTCATAAAGTATACAGGATCTTTTCCACACTTAATTATTTCGTTAATTTGGCCTTTTTTTGAAGGTGATGGCATAAACTATGAAACCTCATAAATTACAGTATGTGAAAATTTCAGTGTTTTTCTAGGACTATAAGGACTTACAGTTAAAGTCTCAATATTATCTTTTTCTCCACATTTTTTGGTTTTTAAACCTCTACCAACATTATCTTTAAATTTTGACTTTATAGTTTTCAATCTAGAACTTATCATCTCACTAGACTCTTTTTTGATAGATTTCATTTGTATATGAAGATCATGTTCTCTTGCTATATTTAAAATAGTCATATAAGTAATTGACATGCAATTATTATCAACAAGTTTTGCAATAGTTTTTCTCGAAGCATCCTCTACAGTATTTTCATAAACATTATCAATACAGCAAGCTAAGCTGTTAATTACTTCATATTCCATAATATTACCTTTATCTACATTATTATATACTAATTATATGTATTATCTTTATTAATAAAACTTTTATTAACAAAACATGTTTCACACAAATTGTTTTCTTTTAAAGATTCACAATCTTCTACAGTAGAAACTAATATATCACAAGAACTACAATATATTTTGAGTGTTTTCAAATTTTTTGGTCTAATAAATTCAATATTATTAATTATTGTATGTTCAGTATTTTTATCAATACTTTCCCAGACTTTATTTAATATAGACATACGAATCCTTTTCTTTAACAGTTACTTCTATGTTTTTATCCACAATATCTTTTATTGCATCTACATGTGAAATTATAAGAATAGTTTTAAAATACTTCTTAAGGCTTGATAATAGTCTACTGCATGCTTCTACATTTGTTTCATCTAGAGAGCCAAAGCCTTCATCAATTATAAAGATATCAGATTTAGGTAGTGCAGAAATATTAATTAAACTTACTCTTATCGCAATTGAAGCCATCATTTTTTCCATACCACTTGCACATTCTATTATTCTTTTTGAATCACCATAATCAATATATACATTTAAACTATTATTTTCATCTTCTATAACAATATTAAAATTAGTTACATTATTTAATATTTTTTGTATTTCTTTATTTATCATTGGAAGATATGAATTAATAAGCATCGTGGGTATTCCTTTTTTAGAAACAGATGCTGAAAATAAATCATATATCTTCCATTTTTCTATTAATTTTTCATAAATTTCTTTTTCTTTTTCTAAATTACTTGCTTTGTTTTTTATCTCAAATTCTTTAAGTTGAGTATTTCTCAGATTTCTTTCATTATCATATATATTATTACTTACTTCTTGTAGATTTGATTTCAATAAATGAATTTCATTCATATTATCTTTTTTATGTGTTTCAAGAATTTCTTTATGTATTTCTTCAAGTCTATCTATTTTAATTAAAAGATCTTCGTTTTTCTCTTTACATAATTTTAAGTTGTTTTCATACTTTTCTATATCAACATTTATTTTATATTCTTTATTTATTATTTCATTATATTTTAATATTTTTTCTTCAATATTTTGTTTTTCTAATCTAGATACAGCATTTCTTACTTCATATATTGAAGTTTCAATTTCAATTATTTTTTCATCTAAGTCTGGGATTATTGTTTTAGACTCATGAGCTTTTTTTATAAATTTGCAATTCAAATACTTGTTTTCACAAGGAACTTGATCTAATATTTTTAACTCATTTTTACAGTTTTCTTTTTCTTTGTTTAAGTAAGTTTTGTTTTTCTTGAAATCTAATAGTTTATTATTTAAAACTTCTATTTTTGTTTTTTCTCTTTTTAAATCGTCTAAATTATAACTATTTTTAAACTTTTTTATTTTTATTAGTTTTTCTTTAAACTCTACAATATTTTTTTTGTTTTCATTGGTTTTAATATTGTTTTTATCTAATAAAGTATTTGTATATTTAATTTCTTTTAAAACAGAGTTTAAATCATAACCTGATTGATGTATTTCTACATTATCTGACTCTTTTTCTTTTATTTTTAATTCTAGTTCTTTTTTTCTTAATATTGATAATTTTTTTTCAATATCAAGTCTATTTTGAAAATTTAATTTTTCTTCGTTTATTAAACCTTCAATTAAAAATGACCAATTTTTTTTGCTTGTATTGTTTAGGTTACTTTTTAATACAAGATATTCTTCTCTAGACAACTTATAAAGATTTTCGTATAAATCTAAATTTAAAAACTTAGATAAAACAGTTTTTCTTGCAGA